CGCGTGAACAGTTTGAAAAGGCTGGCACCGTTGACGCTGCTGTACAATTTTTGATGGGTAGATAACCCGAAGGAACAAAACAATGGCTGTTTTTACAACCCAAAACGCTGTTGGTGAGAAAGAGCAACTCGCTGACATCATCTACCGGATTGATCCGGCAGAAACACCAATTTTTTCCAATGTGAAAAAAGAAACCTCAAACGGCATTTTCGTCGAATGGCAAGTTCAGGAGCTGACCGCCGCGTCTGCTACTAACTACCACAACGAAGGTGCAACCACAGCTACTGCTGCGGCGACACCAACTTCACGGATCGGTAACTATCACCAGATCTCCAAAAAGGTGTTTGCAACATCAGGCACACTCGACGCTGTCGATTCTGCCGGCCGGGAACGTGAGCATAATTATCAGAAGGTCTTAAAAGCCCTGGAGCTGCGTCGTGATATCGAAAAAGCAATCGGTGACACAGACGTTGCACGTTCTGGCACAGACCCACGCAAGTCAGCGTCTTTGACTTGCTGGATCACAAACGGCTCAGTCGGTGCGACTGCCGGTGCCTTCGCCACAGGCGACGGAACTGACACGATCACTGGCGGTGACGACCGGGCGTTAACACTTGCACTCATCGAAGATGGGATGCAGGACGCTTGGACAGACGGCGGCTCACCTGAGCTGATGGTTGCCTCGGCCACAAACCGTGCCAACTTCTCAGACCTGTCAGCCACTGGCAACTTGGTCAGCAACGACGTGAACATGACTGCCGCTAAGGAAGTCAGCTACGTCGGGTCTACCAGTGTTTTCTTGACCGACTTCGGTACTGTGCAAGCTGTTCCATCTCGGCTACTTGGAAACGACCGCGTGTTCTTGATTGATCCAAACTTTGTGTCAATCTGCACACTCAACGGACGTAACTTCCTTGAGCAGGAACTGTCTCAGGACGGCGATGCGAAGACAAGCCACTTGGTGTCAGAGTGGGCATTGAAGCCTACCGCGCCTAAGGCACACGCAATGATTATGGACTTGAACGGTTCATAGTAAAACTGAGGGGGCGGGCAACTGCCCCCTCTCTTTCATAAGGGAAAAGACATGAAGCGAGTTTTATACACAGACCCTTACACCGCCAAAGAGGTGGTTATGGATCAACAATCTGACGGCACTGATGTTATTGAGACGACCCAGAGATTTGACGGCCTAATTAAGATTAACAAGCAGATGAATAACGACTACCGCGCCAACGCAACGGTCAATACGCAGCGGCATGTACAGCATGTGGCGGAAATACCAAATGTCGTGTATAATCACCTGCTAGAGACACTAGGCCCGCCCGCCCAAAACCCAAAGGGCTGGAAGGCTTGGCTGAATAATAGCGAGAACCGAGACTTTAGAACAGGCGGCGGTAACATCTAATGGCAATTGCGACCTATACAGATTTGCAGACATCCATAGCCAATTTTCTGGCTCGGTCTGACCTGACCGCACAAATCCCTGACTTTATTGCGCTGGCTGAAGCCTCTATGAGCCGCGAGCTGGAGACACGCAGTCAGGAAAAGCGGGTAACTGCAAACACTGTGTCGGGCAATGAGTATCTGGCGCTGCCAACTGACCTAAGAGAGGTCAGAGAAATAAAGTTGAACACCGCACCGCTGACCGTGCTGAGGTACTACAGCCCTGTCGCGTTGGACGAGCAGTACGCATCAGAGGGTGGCGGCAAGCCAAAGGGCTACAGCATTGTGGGCGATGAGATGAAATTGCGTCCGGTGCCTGACGCCGCCTATGAGGTGGAAATCATCTACATTGGCTCAATTGAGGCGCTGTCTGCGACAAACCTCACAAACACAATCCTGAGCCGGTCGCCTGATGCCTACCTTTACGGCGCACTCGCTGAGGCTTATGCTTACCTTCTTGATGAGACTAGGGCGTCTCAGTATATGGCTCGATTTGATAAGGCTTTGGCGCAGATCAAGGTTGATAACCAACGCGCCCATTATGGAACTGGTAGCCTTCAAATCAGTAGTATTTATCAACGCCAATCGCAAGCAGCGGGAACTTAAATTATGAGCGCAATGAGTGACTACCTCGAAAACGAGATATTAGACCACATCCTTGGAACCGGCGCATACACAATGCCGACCACAGTCTATGTTGGCCTGTCCACTGGATCGTTTAACGACGACAACAGCGGCACTGAGCTGACCGGCAACAACTATGCCCGCGAGAGCATCAGCTTTGGCGCGGCTGCCTCTGGCACCGCATCAAACGACGCGGCTGTTGAGTTCAACGCCGCAACCGGCTCTTGGGGTACGGTTAGCCACTTTGGCATTTTTGATGCTTTGACTTCGGGCAACCTGTTAATCCACGGCGCACTGACTGCAAGCAAAGTCATTGAGACTGGCGACATCTTGAAAATCGCAATTGGTGATATGGACATCACCGCAGCTTAAAGGCGGATAGATGGCAACCGTTGCACCACTAGACAGGATTACCGGCACCCTAGACGCCCTGTCGTTTACCGTTGACACGGTTGGCGATAAGGTCGCTTGGACTGCTGTCGCCCTAGACCATATGGATGGCTGGGGCAATCTGGATAGCTGGAACTACGGAACGCTGGACGCCCTAAGCCTTGAGGTAAAGGTTGCAGCCGGTAGCGCCGCCGCCTCAACTGCCGCATCCGCGTCAGCGTCAAAGCTAAAGAGCGTCGCAGCATCCGTTTCTGCCGCCGTCACGGCGTCTGGCGCTGTCGCGCGGATAAGACCAGCCGCAGCAAGCGTGACCGCCGTCAATACAGCCTCAAGCGCGTTTGCCCGCGTCAGGCCGTTTGAGGCTCTGGTGAGCGCCGTCGGCACGGCCACCTCTGGCTTTAATCGTGTGCGTCCAATGGCTGCGACAGCGTCCATCTCAGCAAGCGCAACCTCAAGTTCAAACTTTGTGACGCTAGGTGCAGGCACCTCCAGCATAGCGGTGACGCAGGCGACAAGTGTGGTGGCTATCTTTGCTGGCGCTGGCAATCAGCAAGTGACGGTGACTGGTGACGCAAAAATGAGTATACTCGGCGAGGAATGGTCGGCGGTTACTCCGACCACACCTTCTTGGGCGGCAGCGGCAGCAGGCGCTCCTAGCATTTGGTCAACGCCGCCAGCAGGCGCAACTGGGAACTGGTTAGGACAATGATAAAATTTGGCGAATGGCTGCCAGACCAGCCAGCATTTATGAACGCAGGCGTCGTCACGGCAGAGAATGTGATACCGGCGTTTAATGGTTATCGCCCGCTAAACCAGTTTATCAGTTTTAGCAATGCGGCTAGTGGCACGATAAGGGGCATCTACGCTGCAAAGGACAACGCCGGAAGCGTCAAGCTGTTTGCCGGAGATGACGCAAAGCTGTATTCGTTTAATGCTTCAACAAACAATCTTGATGACGTTAGCAAGGCCGGATCACCGGCATATGATTTGACTGGTGCAGAGAAGTGGAAGTTTGTGCAATTTGGCGAGTACGTCATTGCATCAGGCGGCATTGGCGAAGAACTGCAAAAGTGGCAGCTAGGAACGGATACTGCGTTTTCTAATCTTGGCGGCTCACCGCCAAAGGCTGACTTCCTTGCCGTTGTGCGCGATTTTGTGTGGACGGCTAACATTGATGAAGGCTCAGGCCGCGTGCCTTACAAGGTTAGGTGGTCGGGCTTTAACGATATTACTAGCTGGACTGCGGGAACCGATCAAAGTGATTTTCAAGAACTCCCAGATGCCGGAGCTATCACCGGAATGGTGGGTGGAGAGTATTGCACAATCTTGTGTGAGAAAGCTATCTTCCGTGCCACATACACAGGCCCGCCGCTGATCTGGCAGTTCGATAAAGTTGAAAGTCAGCGCGGCTGTAGCATCCCCGGTTCGGTGTGCAACTACGGCTCAAACGTGTTTTACTATTCGGACAATGGATTTCACCTGTTCGATGGGCAGAAAAGCACACCCATTGGGAATGAGAAGATAGACAAATTCTTTGCCAAGGACTTTAACTCAACATACAAAGACAAGATGACTGCGGCGGTTGACCCACTCAACCAGATTGCAGTTTGGTCTTACACTAGCGTCGCCAGCACGACTGGCCGCCCTGACCGTTTGTTGATCTTTAACTACGCGCTAGGCCGTTGGTCTATTGGCAACGTGGACGCCGACTTTATTGCTCCGTTCTTCAGCGCCGGTTACACTGTCGAGGACTTGGATAACCTTTCAGCCACGCTAGACGGCCTCAGCACTGTCTTGGACAGCCAGTTATTTAGAGGCGGCGAGTTCTTCTTTGGTGGTGCGGTTGGTGACAAGTTGTTTACCTTTACTGGCGATCCGCTTCAGGCGACAATCACTACTGGCGAGGCCACGCTCAGTATGGGCAAGCACAGTATTGTGACGCGCGTATACCCTTATCACGAAGATGGCTCTGTTGAGTTATTTGTCGGCCTGCGCGGAACGCCTACAGATACAGTCGCGTTTTCTGCTGGTGGAACAACCAACGCCAGCGGGTTTGTGCCGTTTAGGGCGGCGGATAGGTATCAGCGCGTCAAGATGCTGCTCAGTGGCAATTGGTCTTTTGCCCACGGCATTGACGTTGAGGCTAGAGAGGTTGGCCGTCGATGACTGTTGAGCAGCGCAAGTCAAACCTTAGGACGCTAAACCCTGTCACTGCGACGACGCGAGAGGTGTCCGAGGTTTTAAACCGCACAATAAACGGTGGTTTGAACAGCGTTGGTTATGCGGTCTTGGCAAGTGGAACCACGACGACGACAGTAAGTGACCCACGCTATGGCGTTGACAGTATCGTCTTTTTTACCGGATATAACGAGACACTAGAACATAGTTACCCATTTGTAAAAAGCACAAGCACAAATGGGTCTATGATAATTGAACACAAGAACCACGGACACGATGTAGATGTTGCCTACCTTATTATTGGCTGAAGACAAGCTGAAAGAAAAGTTTGAGATAAACCGCAAGTATATTGCGGATGCGCTGGAATACTCCGGCGGCACGCACTCAATCGACGATGTTTACCAAGCCTGTGCTATCGGTGAGGCACAGTTACATCCGTTGGAAAAGTCGTGTATTATAACCGAAGTTGTTGACTACCCCAGCCTAACCGTGTGCCGAATCTGGCTTGCAGGCGGTGACTTAGATGAGCTGGTCGAGGCTGAGAAGTCTATTGCAGTTTGGGCTAAGGCTCAGGGCTGCGACGCGATGGAGATCAATGGCCGCAAGGGCTGGCAAAGACAACTGAAAGATTACACCGCAACGTCG